CGCCAGCCTGGGCCAGATAGCGGGTCTCAACTTGCGACATCGTTCTCGCCTCCGTCCATGGGATCCGCCGACAGGTCCGAGACTCGCCTCCCGACCGTGAACTCGGTCGCCTGCCCGCCTTCGTGAATGCGAACCGAGGCGACCGGCGAGTCGGGCGACGCGGAGATCGCGAAGGGCGACCCTTCGACACCGAGGACGCCGTCGGTCATCAGGTGCTCGATCGTTCCTTCGCCGCCGTCGAAGTAGACGTACTGGCCGAGAGCGAACCCGCCGGCCTGGTCGACGCTCTCGCCTTCGGACGACTGGTCGTCCGGCGAGTCATCAGCGGCGACCGGCGTCGGCTCGCCTCCGGCGGCCCCGGCCTGAGCGGCCGCAGCGTCGAGCGTCGAGAAACCGAGTTGGACGAAGGTCTGGTTCGCGGCCTCGGTGTCGAGCAGGTCGAAGTCCTCGCGATCCCGGATCTCGTTCGGCGTGATCGCCCCCATGTTCCAGAGCGACTGATAGAGGGCAGCCCGGCCCGCGGTGTCGGCCCGCAGGATCCCTCGCGTGTCTAGCTTCGCGTATACGTCCTCCCCATAGACCGGCTGGAGGGCCATGTCGATCGGCGACTCCATGCGGCGAGCCCACGGCAGGAGGCACCAGACCTGGGCGGATAGGTGCTCCTGCTCGACCGTCGAATACTTGTTCATCTTCGCGTCGCCCAGGAGCGTCGAAGGGACGCCCCAGTGACGGCACACGTCAGGCAGGATCGCGTCCCGCAGCTCTTGAAACTGCGACGCCTCCATCGAGTTTGAGTCGATCGGCTTCAGTCGCGTCTTCTTCGGGAGGACGGCGGCCTTCCCGCGGTTCTCGGCTCCGCCGTAGACCTGGTGGAGCGACTCGCGAAGAGCGTCGACCGCTTCGTCGGGGATCCGCTCGTCGGTCTCGAGGACCATGTCGGGCCGGGCGGAGTTGTCCCAGAACGCGGTCGCCGCGGTGTCGAGCTTCTGAGCCAGGCGGATCGAGGTCGCGCACATCTCGGCCGGAGCGTGCCCGACGATTCCGTTGTCGCTGATCCACTTCCAGTGAAGGACCTGCTCCTGTGGGATCGTCTCCCACACTCCGCGGTCCGTCCAGAACTTGTAAGACAGCGAGTAGTCGTCGAGCTGCTCGACCTTCACCCGCGACGGGTGCATCGGCACGAGCTGCGACATCCAGCCGCGGTCGCCGGAGAGAATCCTCGCGTAGCCGTTCCCGTGGAGGGCCGCCCAGTAGGCTTGCAGCAGGTAGAAGTCGAACGCCGACTGCCAGCGGTTTGGCCGCTTGCGGAGCGTGTAGGCGGCCGGGATGTCGGCCTTCTCGCGGCGTCCGTCGGGCCGCTGCCGCATGATCTGCACAGGGCAGATCGCGACGGCCTGAGCGATCCAGCGCACGACCCCGAAAATCGAGGAGACGCGGATCGCGGTCTCGGGTCCGATGTTCCCCGGAGAGATCGCTCCGAACGCGTAGGGCGACCCGAGCGAGGTCGACCGAAACGAGATAACGCGAGCGGCCGCGGCGGCCTTCGCCGGGGAGCGGCGGCGGCTGCCGCGGCCTCCATTGGCGGTCGGCTTGCGGCTGGGCTTCTTTTCGGGCACGGGCGGCGACCTCGTGGACGGTGCCCGCCAATATCCCAGCGGCCTGCCGGGCAGAATCTCGCTACAGGACGCGGATCCGCCACTCGTCGAGGCTCCGGCCGGTCCCCGTGTCCTCGTCGGTGGACGCGAGAGCGAGGGCATTCACGAGAGCCGCGACGCCGTCGATCTTCTCCGTACTCTTCGCCTTGTCGGGTTTAATCATCCCTGTGGGATCGGTGTAGACACAAACGTTGTTTGCGTTCCACTGGGCGACCGGATTCCCGCCCGTGCGGAGCCGCTTCTCGACGACCAGGGCCTCGAGGAGTTTGCACGGCGAGTTGAGCGTCGACGTTTTTTGCGCTATGTCCTTCGTCGTGATCCCTTCACGCTGGAGCAGCGTCTCGAGGGCTCCGGCCTGCCACGGGTCGCAGCCCACGGCCTTGATCTCGTGGGTCTCGCCGAACGCGATGATGTCGCGAGCGACGCTCTCGTGATCGAGCCGGTGTCCGTCGGTGACGGTCACCCAGCCGTCGCGGATCCAAGAGTCGTAGGGGATCCCTTCGCGGACGCGATCGGCCACGGTCTCGCGTGGGACCCAGTAGCGCCACTCGACCGAATAGGACCCGTCCGATTCCTTGAACACGAACGCGGCCGCCGTCATGTCGAGATTCGACGCCAGGTCGACGCCGACCCAGCACGGCCGGCCCTCGGTCGGATCGAGCGGACCGGCGGAGCAGGCAGCCCAGTCGAGAGGCGGGACGAACCAGCGCGAGTCGCCGGCCTGCCAGACGTTCAGCGAGTAGCGGAGGAACTTCGACATCTTCCGCGGGTCGGTCGTCGCGTCCTGGTAGTCGGCCGCGAACTCGTCCTCGGGGAACGCGATCCCCATCGAAGGGTTCGCCTTCCGCCAGACCTTCGGGTCGGAGAAGTCGTCGTCCTCGTCGGCCGCGTAGATCAGACCGTAGAAGGTCGGGTTCGCCTTCGGATCCTTGATCACCAGCTCGCAGTCCTGCCACCAGCGCCAGCCGATTCCGTTTCGGTCGGAGCCCGCCGTCGAGATCGAGATCACGAGACCGTTCGCCGTGCCACGGGTCGCGTAGATCAACGCGTCGACCAGATCCGGCGAGCGGAAACTATGGATCTCGTCGAGGATCACCGATCCGTTCAGGCCTTCATTCCGCCACGAGTCGGAGGACAGACAGCGGATCTCCTTCCCGGTCTCGCGGTTGCGGATAATGCTCCGCGAGTCGACGACCTCGAGGCGCTTCGATAGTTGCGGGCTCGCCTCGACCGACTGCCGGACCATGCGGTACATCGTCCGAGCCTGGAGCCGGTCGTTCGCCGCGAGGAAAACGTCCTGGGCCGGAGCGTGGCAGGTCGCCATGTATTGGGCGAGCTGCGACATCAGGCTCGACTTCCGGTTCTTCTTCGGGACGAAGATCCCGGCGCGACGGAACCGGAGGCGGCCGTCTGGTCGACGCCAGCCGAAGAGCGGACGGAGGACCTTCTCGGCCTGCCACTCGATCAGCTCGATACGCTTCGGATCTCCGCCGCGTTCGTCTGGGTGTCGACACAGCCCCTGGACGAAGTCGACAGGGGCCTGGGCCGCGTCCTCGTCCCACTTGTATCCTGGCAGATACTCCGGCCGCTTCTTCGGGTCGAGCGGCTTACCCGCGGACGGAGAGCTTCGCGAGGATCGCGGCTTCGGGGTCGTCTTCTTCCGCTTCGCCATGCGATACCTCCTGCGGGATCCTTCCTGCCGCCGCCGCAGTCAGGCCGAACTCGCGGGCTAGCATGACGTAATCGCGGCGCGAGTCACGGAGCAGGCGGGCCACTGGCGACACGGCCTGGCCCTTGTCGGTCGCGGTGATCCATCCCTCCGCGGCGATCTGTTCCGCGAGCTGCTCGGCATCCGCGAAGAGGTGGGCGAGCAGGCCGAAGGTCTCGGCCCGGTCGGAGGTCAGCCGGCCGTCGGCCTCGAGGTCCTCCGCGTGGGCCTTCCAGAACCTGGCGGCAGCAGGCCGGCCGGCGACGGATGCCGGCGGCGAGACCTTGCGCGGGGCCGACGAGGCAGGGGCCGGAGTAGCAGTTGCCGTTATCGCTCCGACGCGGGCGGCTTGTGCGATAGCGGCCTGGGTTCGCTTTGAGTTTGGGTCGGGGTGTCGGCCGCGGCGGCCCATGGGTCGTCTCCGTTTTGAAAAAGGCGCTCAGAAATCATCACACAGGGCTCTTGGGGTTTTCCGCCCCCACGCACCCCCACGCCAGGGGGTACCCGGTCGACTCGATCTTCTCAATGAGCGATTTCCTTGGGTCGTCGTGGTGTTGATGGCCGTCGATGATCACCGCGTTCCCCTGGCGTCCGTTGCACCGTGCACAGTTTGTGCATGTGTTCTCAGGAGTGTGGCCGTGCGTGGTGTTCAGCGGGTTTCTAAGGGGAACGATGTGGCCGATCGTGGGGGCGAGCGATTCGTCTCCGTTCACAGTCTTCATCCCACACAACATGCAGACGAAGCCGTCGCGGCCGAATACGAAGTCTCGAGTGACTGACGAATCGAAAGGCAGGCCGCCTATCCTGCATCGTTCGCGATGACCATGGGCGACGCGAGACTTTCTTCCTGATCGTTTGTTTTTTCTGCGAGAAGCCTTTCTGCAATCAAGAGAACATAGCCGTTCGCGTCCATTCCGAAACATCGTCCCGCAGTTGATGCAAGGCCTTAGTTTCGCGGCGGCCTCAGCTCTAGCGGCTTCCGCTGCCGCGGCCTTCTTTCTCTTTTTGTATGCCTTCTGGATGTTCGCAATAAGCTTGCAAACTCTAGCCGCTCGCGATTGTGGCGCAAGCTCTCTGCGCCTCAGCTCCCATCCGCACTCACGCGAACAGCACTTTCCGGCCGTTTTGTGTTTGGGCCGAAACTCCTCTCCGCAGACGGAGCACCTGCACACCTTAGCCTGATTCCATGCAATCTCCCTGCATCGGTCAGAGCAATACGCCCGGTGATTTCGTACATCAGACGGCGTGCATCGAAACTGCTTGCCGCACTGCTTGCATGGGTGCGTGTAGGCGTTCTGTCTCTCATGTTCTCTCGAGCACGCCTGAGAGCAGAACTCCTGAGGCTTTTGCTTCCAGGTAACACGCCCGCACTTCTTACACTCGACCCTATGGACGCAGAGAGAGCCAACATCGCTACGGCATGTATTGCACAACTGCGGGGCCGGGCCTCGGCCACGGCAAGAGAATGGAGACCGGCACCTCTTACACTCCTCGATCCTCGGAGGTGTGGTTCTGTGCTCGCGAGGGTTTCTCTGTAGATACTCTCGTTTCGCCTTTCTTGCGTGAGATGTAGAACAATCCTTGCACCTGCTCGGAATACGGCCGCCCCGGCAGTGATAGATAAAGCCTCGACCGCAATCACCGCACGTCCCATTCCTGTTTCTTGTGCAGCCACTGCAATACTGGGCGTTGTGAGTGGGCGAGGCAAACTCAGTGGAGCACTGCACGCACACGCGACGAAAGCCAGCGGCCCTCCTCCGCCGCTGCCTATCACGCCAGTAAGCTCGTTTGGCTTCCGTGCCATCCATGCACGGAGCGTGCCCGATCCATCCTCCGAATCAACGGCACAAAATCACGCCTACAGCCTGCCTCGCCTCCGCTGCTCTTCCCTGGTCTTCGTCCCGTGGCATGACTGGCACAGCGTCTGTAGGTTCGCGTCGTCGTCAGTCCCGCCCTCCTCGAGGGGCTGGACGTGGTCGACGTGGGCGGCCTGGCCGTAGACCACGCGACCGCAGGCACGACACACGAATGCGTCCCTCCGCAGGATCCGCAGACGGCGAGCCTTCCAGTCGGCGGTCCGGTAGTGGGCGACCTCCTTCGTCGCGGTCGTGCGACGCATACGCGGAGGCTGCCAGCGTTCGACGCGTTGCGTCACAGGGTCGCCGCCTCGGCCGGTGGTAGTAGCGACATCACCTCACCGAGTGGCACAACCTCAATCTGCGCCGTGATCTCTGGCGTCAGGTGCTCCGAAGCCCACGCGAGAATACCGCCGTCGCATATTTCGCTAAGAACGTCGCCCGTCATCATCCACCGCCCGTCGGTGAGTTGCCGCCCGACGCCGATGTGCCGCGGGTCGCCGTGCTGCTCTTGGATCGTGTACCAGACGGCGGCGACCTCGTATGGATAGACGAGGGCGAGGCTTTTACAGTCGGCGTACAGAACGGGGAGGCTGATCTCGGAGAGGATCATCAGACATTCCTCCCGAGCGCGGTTTGGAATGCTTGCATGGCGGCGTTGTACGCAACGGCCTGTGAGTCATTGAGTCCAAGGCCAATAGAGTACGCACGCATTGCGTGTTCCCATGGATTTGCGCCAGCATTCCCCGACACGTTCCGCGTAAATACCAAGTAGGGATGCGAGTTGGCTCCCGAAGTTGTGGCGGCGGTAGACCCAGTGGCAATCTTTGTGCCGTTTTGCCACAGATACAACTCTGACGATGAGGCTCGCGTGCCTATCAGAAACGAAGCACTGGTCGATATTGGGGTGTCGTTGATTGACGAGACGGCACCTCCGACAAGGATGGTCATCGACGGGATTGTCGATGCCGGATAACGGCACTGCATCGTATAGAAATCATCGGCATCGCGACTCCCCATGAACTCTCGCGTCGCATTCCATGTACCGGCTCCCTTGAACGCGGCGAGATGCACAGTCTGCGGAACGCCCATGTTGTCGGGCGACAATCCCGTGTTGAGGTACTTGCCAACGCCGTCGCCATCCAAACCGTTTGACTCCGCGTAGTCCCCACTAACAAACGGCCCCACATTAGTGTCGGTCGCGTTCCCGTATTGCGTTCCCGACAGCGACGGGCCGCGATAGAGCGGAACTAGAGCGGCGTTCAATCCCGTTCCCGCAAAAATGCCCATGCGAAAAAAACGGTCGCGCAGGCCGTCAGACGAGAGTTTCATGCACAGGCGATACACTGCATCCATCGTGCTATCGGAGACAGAGCCTCCGTTCGCTACTACGCGAGAGGCCCAGTCGTCAGCGTCGGCGAGGCCAGAAAAACCGGGAATGAAAGAGAACGTCCTCCAAGTCTGATTCCCAGCCAGGAACGACAGCGGCGTCGCGGTGCCGCTTCCGAGACGCTCCGTAGCGAGCGTGCCGCTCGTGATGTCGCTCGCGGCGTGG